CAATACAGTATATAAACCACCAAAAGAAAACTATATGGTGCCTCGCGTAGAAATTATACAAAGTGGTATACGCTTCATGGATGGAGCGAACATTGCTTGGGCTACTCGAATCAACGAATTAGCGTATGATTGGGAGTACCAAAACATATGTGCAGTACTAGCTGCAGGTTATGCTGCTAAAGGACACAAGGTTCTAGTAGTAAGTGACAGAGTTGACTTTCTGAAAAGAAGTGCAGCACTGGTAGGAGATAACGCAATATGCGTTACAGGAGACGTTCCTCACGAAGAGAGAGGGGAGATGATCAAAGAGATATTCCATGATAAAGATATCCTGTTTGGAACACAGAGTATATTTTCAGAGGGTATTTCAGTAGATTGTCTTAGCTGTCTAATACTGGGGACGCCCATAAACAACGAGCCTCTACTTACGCAGTTAGTCGGTAGAGTCATAAGATTAAACGAAGGTAAACCTCAACCAGTAATCGTAGATATTCACTTAGAAGGTCGCACAGCTAGAAAACAGGCAGGTGCGAGAATGGGATATTACATGAAACAGGGATATGAAGTTTCCTATCTATAGGACTGAAAAATAGTTCTTGACAAAAGGTTAGATTTTTGATATAATGTTACTCTATAATTGGAAAAAGATAAAAAGAGAAAGCAACGGAAGCGTCAATGATATTTTGACAATCCTACACATCTTGACATACAAACTGCCTCCAGTTAATAGGCACGATAGAATATACAAGTTCTGGCAAAAAAGTTTTCATGGGGATAGTTTCCTTGTGAATCCTGAGCCTTTGTTTATTCAAAGAAGGAGATATTCTGATAGCGAGATTGCACAGTACGCAGGTATCGCGTCACTACGCAACTATTACGAATATCAAAAAACGAAAGATACCACTCTAGACTTCCTTTACTTTAGTAGGGAAGACATAATAGAAAGCAACAGATTACTTTGGCTCGAAGGGGATCGTATTCACTTCAAGTTCGAGGAAATCAATAAAGGAGAAATAAAATGGCAATAAGTTTTAATCAAGCCAAGGGCGAAGCCCAAAAGAACAAAATCGATAGCTACCAATATGTAGAAGGCGATAATAAAATAAGAATAGTCGGTGACATGTTACCAAGATATGTATACTGGCTAAAAGGTGAAAACGGAAAGAATTTACCTTTCGAGTGTTTGTCATTCGACAGAAACACTGAAGCATTTACTAATGTGGAAAAAGATTGGGTAAGAGAATACCACCCAGAACTAAAATGTGGTTGGTCTTATGCAATTCAATGTATTCATGACGGTAAAGTCAAAGTCTTAAATCTTAAGAAGAAATTACTAGAGCAAGTTATGGTAGCAGCTGAAGATCTCGGAGATCCAACTGACCCTGAAACTGGCTGGGATGTATGCTTCAAAAGAGTTAAAACAGGACCGATGGCTTACAATGTTGAGTATCAATTACAAGCATTAAAATGTAAACCAAGACCATTAACTGAGTCAGAGCAAGAGTTAGTAAAAGATCTTAAGTCTATGGACGAGATTTTGACAAGACCTACACCAGACGCTCAAAAAGAACTTCTTGATAGATTAAGAGAAGGTGCAGATAACTCTACACCAGACGAGTCTATTAGTAACGAATTTGACATTAGTTAAGGCACATTATGATTCTATTTACAGCAGACTGGCATATTAAGCTGGGACAAAAGAACGTTCCTATGGCATGGGCATGCTCACGCTATAAGATGTTTTTTGAACAGATAGAAGAAGCTGTAGAGAAGCATGGGGTCACATTACATATCATTGGCGGGGACTTGTTTGACCGAGTCCCTTCCATGGATGAACTTACTTTGTATTTTGACTTTATTAAAAATACAAAAGTAGAAACAGTTATCTATGATGGTAATCACGAAGCTACAAGGAAACACAGAACCTTCTTCGATAATTTAATCAAAGTTACAAGTCAATTGAATCCTTTAGTAACTGTAATTACTGATACATACTGTAGTAGAGACTGGGCAATTTTACCCTATGCAGATTTGCACAAGAAGAATAGTATAGAAGATATAGATACGGAAATACTATTTACACATGTAAGAGGAGAGATACCTCCACATGTAGTACCCGAAGTAGATTTAGAAAGATTTGATAAGTTTAAAACGGTTTATTCAGGAGACTTACATGCTCACGAGAATACTCAAAGAAATATTGTGTACCCTGGAAGCCCTATGACTACATCATTTCATAGAAATATTGTAAAGACTGGTTACTTAATTATAGATAATAAATATGACTGGACATGGCATCAGTTCGAGTTGCCGCAGTTAATAAGAAAAACAGTTTTAACAGAAGAAGAGATGGTACAAACAGACTATCACCACACTATATATGAAATAGAGGGTGATGTATCTGATCTAAGTAATATCAAAAATAGTGAATTACTTGATAAAAAAGTTATAAAAAGAAAGACAGAAGCAACTCTTGTTCTTAGTAAAGAAATGTCTATGGAAGAAGAACTCAATGAATATTTGAGTTATATACTAGAGTTGAATGACGATAAAGTAAAAAATATTTTAGGAGTGTTTAGTGATTACGCTAAAGAAGTTGCAGTGGAGTAATTGTTTCAGTTATGGAGCAGACAATGAGTTAGATTTAACCGAAAGTATAGTAACACAATTAGTTGGTACTAACGGTACAGGTAAATCCTCTATACCTCTCATACTAGAGGAAGTTCTTTTCAATAAAAACTCGAAAGGAATTAAGAAAGCAGACATACCAAATCGTGAAGTCAATAATGGCTATGACATATCTTTGTCTTTTGATGTAGTAGATGACGAGTATAAAATTGACGTAGTTCGTAGAGGTAATATAAAAGTAAAATTCTATAAGAATGGAGAAGATATATCAAGCCATACAGCTACAAATACATATAAAACTTTAGAAGAGATTATTGGAATAGACCATAAAACATTTAGTCAGATTGTGTATCAAAATACTAATGCATCACTGCAGTTTCTTACTGCTACTGATACTAATAGAAAAAGATTCTTGATAGACTTATTGCAACTAAATAAGTATGTAGAATATTTTGAAGTATTTAAAGACTTAGCAAGAGCATCTGGATCAGAAGCTACCAGGTTGCAAGGTAAAATTGACACTATTGTAAAATGGTTGTCAGATAATAAAATGGATGATACATCACTATTATCAAAAATCGATTTACCATTTAAGTCGGAAGAGAATGAAAAAACTTTACGTTCTTATATGAGAGAATATGAAAATATCTCTGAAACAAATAAAAAAATTATAAAAAATAATTTTACAAAGGAACAGTTAGATGAAATCGACCTTAGCGCTTACAAAGAGCAACTAGAAGAGTACAATGAGTCTGTTGACACGGCGTCCTTGAGTAAAGAAATTACACTATCTAAGTATCAAATGAATGAACATAGAAGCTCTCTAAAAGAGTATGGAACTCTAAAAGGAGAGTGTCCTACTTGTCATCAAGATATAGACGAAGCATTTGTTCAACAACAAATTGAACATCATAGTGCAAAAGTAACACACTACGGAGATGCATTAGAAAAACTCACAGTGGAAAAACAAGAAGCAGATAGAATAAATAGAATTAGAATAATAGCAACTAGAAAAGTAGAAGAATGGGAAGATTTATTTAGAGACATAGACAATACATTGCCTATAGATATTTTAGATGAACAGAAGTTGAAAAGCAATATTGTAGAACTAAAGAAAAAGATTAAAGAGGAAAGAGACAGTTTAGAAGAAGTTATTAGAGAGAATGAGAGAGTTGAAAGACACAATACTCGTATGTCTATTATTGAAGAACAACAAGAAGATTTTGAAAACCAATTACAAAGTCTTACAGATGAATTAACTACAATAAAAGAAAAGCTCGGACATATAGAAGTACTGAAAAAAGCTTTTAGTACTAACGGGCTACTTGCATATAAGATAGAAAATTTAGTGAAAGACTTAGAAGAACTTACAAATGAGTATCTTGCTGAGCTATCAGATGGAAGATTCAGTTTAGAGTTTGTAGTATTAAATGATAAATTAAATGTAGAAATAGACGATAATGGTAAGCCTGTGGATATATTAGCATTAAGTGCAGGAGAGTTAGCAAGAGTTAACACTTCTACTCTACTTGCAATACGTAAGCTAATGAGCAGTATATCAAAATCACAAATAAACGCACTATTCTTAGACGAAGTAACAAATGTGTTAGATGAGTTAGGAAAAGAAAAATTGGTAGAAATATTACTAAGAGAGGAAAATTTGAATACTTATATAGTATCACATGGATGGACACACCCACTATTGTCCAAAATAGAAGTAGTAAAAGAAGATAAGGTTAGTCATTTAGATGGTTAATCCAAGACAAAAAGGTATTCGAGGAGAGCAGCAGGTAATCTCTGTTCTTGAAAGAGTAACTAAAGAAAAATGGGAGCAGACTCCAGGATCTGGTAGTGGAAAGATCAAAGGAGATTTGCGAGTTCACGGAAAGCACAACATATTTTGTGTAGAAGTGAAGTTTTATAAGCATGTAGGATTTGATGCAAAGATATTCACACAAAAAAGTAATAACTTATTTAAGTGGTGGAGTAAGATTTGTAAACAAGCCCAACAGATGAAACAAGAACCCCTTCTCATCTTTCGTGAGAATCATGGTAAGTTCTTTGTAGCAACTGTAAGACAACCAACAAATACAACTAAGTATATGCATATTGCCTGGCTGGGTGCATACGTACTTATATTAGAAGACTGGCTAGATAAAGAGGAGATAAAATTTACAAATGGCAATTTCGTTCTCAAGCCTTGGGAACCCAGCTCCGATTGGGAACTTGCTGATAGTTGATGGTCTTAACATTGCATTTAGATGGAAACATCAAGGTGTAACAGACTTCAAGTATGACTATGCACGAACAGTAGAAAGTTTAGCAAAATCATACAACGCAGGTACAATCATTATTACTGCTGATGGCGGTAGTAGTTATAGGAAAGCTATACACCCAGAGTATAAGGCAAACCGTAAAGAAAAATATGCAGAGCAGACAGAGCAAGAAGCTAAAGAGTTTGCAATGTTCATGGCAGAGTTTAGTAATACACTTACTTTGCTAAAAGAAAAACATACAGTTCTACAATTCAAGGGAGTTGAGGCTGATGATATAGCAGCATACATTAGTATGAATTTAGAGAAGTTTAATTTTGACGAGTGTTGGATGGTTTCATCTGACCGAGATTGGGATTTACTTATAACAGATAAAGTTTCAAGATTTAGTACAGTAACTCGTAAAGAGGTAACATTAGATACTTGGGACGAGCATTATGACTTTGAAGTAGAAGATTATATTACATTCAAATGTCTAACTGGCGATAAAGGGGACAATGTTCCAGGAATACCTGGAGTTGGCCCAAAACGCGCAGTGGATCTAATGCAACAATATGGAAGTGTATTTGATATATACGACGCTTGTCCAATAGATGGAAAGTATAAATATATTCAATCACTAAATGAAAACGCAGAGCAACTTCTAATAAACGTAGAGTTAATGGACTTAGTTACATATTCAGAAGAAGCAATCGGCAAAGATAATATAGAAACTATTAATAGAAAAATAGAGGAGAGACGTAGAAATGGTGAAGATTGATTACAGTAAGGATAAACTTCTTACTGACTTTAGTATCAAAACTCTACAGGATCGATATCTTGTAGGAGATGAAAAAAGTCCTCAAGAAGGTTTTGCACGAGCTGCAGAAGCCTTTTGTGATGACGAAGCACACGCACAGCGTATATATGACTATGCCAGTAATTTATGGTTTATGTTTGCTACACCTGTGTTATCAAATGGTGGAACTAAAAGAGGTCTACCAATAAGTTGTTTTCTTAATTATGTAGAAGACAGCAGAGAAGGAATTACAGGACATTACACTGAGAATGCCTATCTATCATCAATGGGTGGTGGAATCGGCGGCGGGTGGAGCGATGTTAGGTCACAAGGGACAAAGACGTCGAAAGGCTCAGAGTCTACTGGCGTAATTCCATTTATGAAAGTAGTAGATGCAGAAATGCTTGCATTCAGTCAAGGGGTAACTCGTAGAGGAAGTTATGCTTCTTATCTACATATATCACACCCCGAAATAGAGGAATTTTTAGATGTTAGAAAACCTACTGGCGGCGATACTAATAGGAAGTGTATTAATCTTCATCATGGAATAGTAATTTCAGATAAGTTTATGGAAGTAATACATAGAGCTACCAAAGAAAATGATTTTAATGATGACTGGGATCTTGTTGATCCCCATAGCGGAGAAATAGTTAAAACTGTAAGTGCAAGAACACTTTGGGTGAAGCTACTACAAAATCGTATGGAAACGGGAGAGCCATATTTGATGTTTGAAGATGCTGTACAAGCAGACTTACCTGAGTTTCAACAAAGAAAAGGATTGAAAGTAAATCATTCTAATCTTTGTTCAGAAATAACTCTTGCTACAAATGAAGAAAGAACCGCAGTTTGTTGTCTTTCGAGTGTAAATTTAGAGTATTATGATGAGTGGAAAAATCACCCAGCATTTATACCTGACTTGATACGTTTTCTTGACAATGTACTTACTTCGTTTATTGCTAATGCACCTGATGAATTAGAACGTGCAAGATACAGTGCTGAAAGAGAGAGAAGTATTGGTCTTGGAGCTATGGGATTCCATGCTTACCTGCAGAAGAATAATATAGCTTTTGAAGGAGCTTTGGCAACAAGTGCAAATATGGAGATATTTAAACGTATAAAGTCTCAGGCTCAAAGAGAAACAGAAAGACTTGCAGTAGAGAAAGGCGCTTGTCCAGATGATGATACATGTTCAGTTAGAAATGCTCATCTTCTTGCAATTGCCCCAAATGCTTCAAGTAGTATTATTTGTGGAAACACAAGCCCAAGCATAGAGCCGTTTAGAGCTAATGCTTACACACAGAAAACTAAGTCTGGTTCTTATTTAATGAAGAACAAATTTTTAGAAGAGGTCTTAGAGAAGTATAATCAAAACACTGATTCTACTTGGACAAGTATTATAACAAATAAAGGAAGCTGTCAGCATTTAGAGTTCTTAACTGAAGAAGAAAAAGAAGTCTTCAAAACTGCAGTGGAAATAAATCAGGCATGGGTAGTAGAACACGCGAGTATGAGACAAGAATTTGTATGTCAGTCACAAAGTGTAAACCTATTCTTTCCTCCTGATGTAAATAAAGGCGATCTGCATAATGTTCATATGTTAGCATGGGCTAAAAATATGAAAACTCTTTACTATTTACGAAGTGAAGCGATTAGTCGTGCAGATAATGTATCAAATAAAGTAAAAAGAGAGATAATCTTTGAGCAATCAGATTGTCTAAGTTGTGAGGGATAAATGAATTTACTAGAAGAAAGAGACTATTATAAGCCTTTTAACTATCCGTGGGCATTTGAGTTTTACAAAAAACAACAACAAATGCATTGGCTTCCAGAAGAAGTACCGCTACAGGATGACATAAAAGATTATAAAGAAAAACTTACACCAGCAAACAGAGCATTGGTAGATAATATCTTCCGATTCTTTACACAGGCTGATGTAGATGTATGTTGTGGGTATGCAAAACATTACTTACCAACATTTAAACAACCAGAAATAAGAATGATGCTTGTTAGCTATGCTGCAATGGAAGCAGTACACCAAGAGGCTTATTCTTTATTATTGGAAACGTTAGGAAAATCAGAAGATGAGTACAAAGCGTTTACAGAAATACAAGCAATGGCGGAAAAACATGAATACTTAACTGATTTTAATATGAGAGATAAGTATGAGATGGCTAAAACAATGGCTGTCTATAGTGGTTTCACAGAAGGGGTACAACTATTTAGTAGTTTTGCTATTCTGTTGAATTTTCCACGCCATAACTTGATGAAGGGCATGGGGCAAATTGTCACATGGTCTATAAGAGACGAAACTCTACACGTAGAGGGAATGTCTAAACTATTTCGTACATTTATACAAGAAAATCCTGAAATATGGAACGATAAGTTAAAGTACGAAGTATACTGTGCAGCAGAAAGAGTAGTGGAACTAGAGGATAGATTCATTGACGTCTGCTTTGAGAATGCAGAGATTGAAGGTCTTACAGCAACCGAAGTAAAAGAGTACATTCGTTATATTGCTGATAGAAGATTACTAGGATTAGGTATGAAGGCAATTTTTCATAGTACTGATAATCCTTTACCTTGGCTAGACCAACAAATCAATGCCGTTGAGCATACCAACTTTTTTGAAAACCGTGCTACTGAGTATGCTAAGGCTAGTACACAAGGAAATTGGCAAGATATTTTTAAATAAAGGAGAAAATTATGTCGACAGAAAACAATCCACAAGTAACTAATGAAGAACCAGTATTAGTTCTTGACGATAAAAAATATGTTATTTCTGAGCTTAGTGACGAAGCTAAATATATAGTTGCATGTTTGAACAGTTTAGGACAAAAACAACAAAACTTTCAAATGGAACTAGATCAAGTTAGAGTTGCTACAGAAGGCATGACAGCTAAATTAAAAGAAGCTGTTGAGTCTGATGGAGAAGACGAAGAAATAATACCTGAAGAGGTATAATAAAAAAGGGGCTTAACGCCCCTTTTTCTTTAAGTGTATATTCTCTGATACCCTTTGACATGACTAAAAACACCTGTATTTCTATTAAATACTAATCCCCAAATCCATATCTTATCTCTGATTGCTTTATCTGAGTAATCATACGGAAATGTTAGTTCATTTTCATCACAAAATTCTTTAATATGTATATCACTAGAAGTTATATATAAATCGGTATGCTCACTTATTGTGCCATCTGCATTATGTATAAAAGCTAAAAATCCATTATCGCCTATTTCAGAGTCTAATCTTGGAAGTTTTTTAAATGCTTCTGAGTCTATTAAAGATAGAGCATGTGTATCTGCTATATCTACTACTATTTTTAATGAAGTAGTTTTTGTAGTTAAATCAAATTTTAGTCCATACCAGTTATGGTACTTTACATAAGAACAACCATAAGTAGTTTTTATACTAGAAGAAGCTTCTTCCATATTATATAAAGATATACTATTATTGGTATATGGAGGTCTATTTGGAGCAAATTCAGAGATTAAATTAGTAGAGTGTGAATCTGAAGTTATATTTGAAAAGTTGTCATCTAATATTCCTTTTATTCTTTGACCCTCAGTACTATTAATATTATAATCTGTTCTACTATGAGCTCCATTCATCCATACTTTATCATACATATTTGATTGTATCATCTGAACGTTACCTAGTCCTATATTTCTATGAAAAGCATGTTTCACTTTTTTCTTATTATCTAAGTCACTGAATCTATCTGCTTCTACAGTTATATATAAATTAGGATATTCTGTGTTAGTATATTTTATTTGCTCGTCGTTTTTAATGTATTCGTAATTTTCTGCCATTATATCATCTCCACAAAATGAGTAATACTAACTCCTCCGCTAGTACTTCCAAACCAGGTATTATAAGGTGTTCCTCCACTTACTGACCATTCCCAGGTTGCATATGCGCTTCCAACGCCTCCTGAAGCTGTATAAGTTGCGCTTGATCTTGTTAAAGTTTCGTCTGGGCTTCCACTATTATTTGTTTGATCCCAATAAAATTTTATACTTGTCCATCCTGAGTTGGGAGGTGAACTACTTGCTAGATCATCGCTAATTTTAAGCTGCACAGTTCCTGAAGAAGCAGTAGTACTTGTATACTGCCCGGCTAATATTGTTATTGTAACTGCCCTACCATTGTAAGTGAGGGTAGCGTCTCCTAGGCTTCCTAAATCCGTTCCTGAAGATTGATATCTAAATCCTGACTCAGAGAATCCATATCCTCCATCATTGCCAACACTCAAAGTAGTAGTATGAAAACTTCCTGCGGCATATGTTGCTCCGTAAAAATCAGAAAAAGCTATCTCTCCACTAGTAGGTATACTTGCTGTTACATTACTAGTAACAAAACTTCCACCTTTATAGTACTCTGACATCGCCACGGGTGCGCCACCACCTGCATTATCTCCCCCAAACTCTTCTGCGATTCCATTATTTGTGCCCGAGGTTTCAATAAGTTGAAAAGTTTTTGTGCCAGTACCAGAACCTGCTGAGTTTCTCTGAGATAGAGTAAGCTCCCATATCCAAACCGTACAAGCATTAGTATTAAATTTATAATCTTTTGCTGATCTATCTAAAGTTAATCCACCATAAGTTATTTGTTTAAAAGTATTATCAGAATCAGGTATATTTGCCCCTGCTAGTGCTAATATTAAAAATTTATCTGGAGCAGTACCGTCAGGGCCTTTTGATCCATCTGCTAAACCCACAGTTACTACTGTTCTTGAAGTACTTGATCCGTCAGTATAAGTAACAGTTAAACCAGAACCCATAGCGGCTAAAGACCCGACATCAGGCCTAACATTGCCGCCATCGTCCCAGTCTACGTCCCAGGCTACTGCATCTCTCCAACCTGTTTGGCCTGAAGCACCTGCATTTAAGTTATACCCATATACAGGCCCTTGCCATATTGTTCGAGTTACGGTTGTATTTTGGCCTGTATTTGGGTCTTCTACTTGAAAATCCCCGTCTACATCTCTACTAGTATTAGACCCCGCAGTAAAACTATCATTAATAAAATAAGTAGTATTTGCTCCTAAATCATCTAATGCTAATGGTCCGCTACTAATTATTGTCATTTTATGCCCAGATTGCTGTACAGAGTCTGCACTAAAGCGTCTTCATCAGAAACAGAAGTTGCTGCTCCTCCGTCTTCTACAAATTTATTTAAATGCACTACTTTAGTAGTTACTACTGGTAAATCTGCATCATTTGCGTCATCAAAAGTGTGGTTATATACTACCATTACTGATGGATGTTTTGCATTTGCAGTATCTTCAGCACTTGAATCCTGTGCAGGATATGTTTCTACTCTTTGTATTGTTCTTACATTTGTTATTGCCATTTTATTTCTCCTTTAAGTCTTGAACTTGTTTTGTAAGTTCGTTTATTTGTTCTTGTTGTTCTTTTATAGCTTCAACAAGCAAAGCTACTGTATTTCCATAGTTAATCGTTTTAATAGTATCGTCCTTATCTTCAAACGATCTTACTTCTTTAATTAAATCTGGTAATTCTTTTTCAAAGTCTTGCGCTATAAAACCTATAGAACTTCCTTTGTCTTCATCTTTCCAATCAAAAGAAACACCTTGTAGTTTTTGTACTTTTTCAAGTGAATTTTCTAAAGGTTGTATGTTTTTCTTCAATCTTCTATCGGAAGTAGTAGTAGTAGAATACGCTATAATATCACCTTTGGCATGGAAAGTACCATCAGAATATGCTCTTTGCGCATCGTTCATAAGTTTTAGAATATCAGGATCAGTTCCTTCATCACAGTCTAATACCCAACGGCCTCCAGCTGCAATTACTACTCTGTCTGCTAGAAATCTTAGATAAGTATTACTATCATCATTATGGTATAAGTATTCGTTAATACCCATATCACCATTTACATCTAATGTATAAGTGGGTGCATCTGTTTTAATTCCAACTTTACCATCAGAGAGTATAGTTATTCTATCCTGGGACCCTGTCCTGATTTTCATGCTATCGCTACTTCTATAAATTCTCATTTGATTGTTAACAAATTGAATTTCATTATTTACAAGGATTGTTCCATTGACCTCAAGTTTTTGGGCAGGAGTTATATCACCCGTTCCAATACCAACATTACCATTATTATGCATAATATGTTGAGGAGCAGTTACATTTCCAACTTTGAAATAAAAGTTTCTATCATTTTGTCTCCCTTCAAAAACTAAATGGGCTCCTTCTCCAGTTTTAAAACTTGCACCACCTGCACCACTTGTTATCCAAATTGCACTATGTGATGATGAGTTTAAAAAGTCATTTCTATTATCTAAGTATAAATTATGACTTGAAATTGAGCTATCTATAGTTAAAGCATTAAATGAAGGCGAGTCACTTGTTCTGATATTTTGGTTCATTAAGTGAACTTCAGTAGCACCTTGACCTGTGTTAATAGTACCTATATTGGTAAGGTTTCTTGATGAATCTATTACTGTTGTTCCTGATATTCTATATTGAGCTGTACTAATATTTCCAGATACCACCATAGAGTTATCGCCTGCATGTAAGTACATTATCTCAGTAAACCCACCATGAGCCGGACCTTTATAAAATATTAATTTATCATCATTACCTCTGTCTGATATGCCCCAACGTATATTTGCATCGGTATATCCATCTCCATATCCAAAGAACATTTCTGAAGTATGTGAAGAACCTGCTGAATTAAGATGAAATTCGCCCCTACTACTGCTTCTAAAACCTCTTCCAAGTAATGAGCCATTTATTGTTGCATTACCACTAGAGATAGTGTCATCAAAAGTAGCGGCACCAGTAAAGGTGTGTTGACCACTAGTATTTATTTTATACTTATAACCTGAACCAGTTCCAGTATTTTTAAAAATATAAAATCCGTTGTTTCTACCAGTTATCTCCCATTGATTTGCACCAGTTTGGTCTATAAACTGAATTATATTACCTGTATTAGTACTAGCTTGTTTTAGTTTTAATACCCTCTGGTCTGTACCTGATGTTGCTGTGATTGTTGCCGAATCAATAAGTGCAATGTTGGTTAGGTTACGAGAGGAGTCTATTACTGTTGTGCCATTTATTTGGATATTACCTGATTGAACATTTACGCCCCCCGAGGTTATCCTTACCCACGCAGTACCTCCACCCGCAGGTCTAAAATTGTGATGATTATTGTCGTAATAATTACCTCTATCCGTTGAATCCCCCAAATACAAGGTATTAGAACCTTCAGGATTTCTTAGTATTGTATAAGTATTATCATTTAGTTCTATTACTTCAGTACCATTTGAGTGGTTTATACCTATACCTTGAAATACTCCTGTAGCTGTTATGCTTCCTGAAACACTTGTGTTATCGTTAAGATTAATGGTACCACTATCAGAGGATAAAGTTAATGTATAACCGCCGGCAGTTTCTATAAGCCCCGACGTATGTAATCTAATACAATCTGGATCGTTTGTACCGTGAATCGATACATAATCATTTGTAGAGTTATCATCAGAAGGAACTAAATGAAGAACACCTTCATTTGTTTCACTATTTGATGTTTCGTGCATAATGAAACCTGGATCATTTGAGCCTGTTCCTGCCCCAAAATATATATATGATTTATCTGTTGTAGTATCAGAAATAGTGTCTGCTAGTTGTGCAGTGGCTGCTTCTGTGTATAGTCTAATATAGTTAGTAGTGTTATTATCTACATATAAATTATAAGCAGTAGTTGTTCCTGTAAATGTTTTGTTTCCTGCTATAGTTTGATTACCAGTGGTTCTGATTACAGTAGAGTCAACTGTGATATCATTAGCGTTCGCCGTAATACCGTCGCCGCCAATAACATTTAGTGTAACTCCACCCGAAGTACCTCCGCCTGTGAGACCAGTTCCAGCCGTAACTCCTGTTATATCTCCTTGAGCAGGAATTGTTACGGTTTCTGTTGCATTATTACCCTTTTTAAGAGTGATAACATTCCCAGATATAGATAATGCGTCTGTATCATGGAGTGCTTGATTATCATTTGCGGCAATTAACTTAGTGCCATTACTATAGAACTCGTGAGTATTTCCGCCTGTACTAGAGCTTGCAAAGCCTGCATTTTTACACACATGCTCCAGTGATGCGCCAGAATATGGATTTGTACTAGTAAAGGTTATTGCTTCACTGTTTAAAGCAAACACTTCCATAGCTACAGGTAAATTGTTAGTACTGTTGGTTTTTATTTGTATTGCAAAATCTTCATTATTGTTTGATATTATTTTTACAGTTAGCTGTGTATAACTAGATGTCTGAGATGTAACAAAAATGTCTAAACTATGATTAACAATTATATCTAGTATAGTTGCAATTACAGTACTAGGTCCTGTTCCATTAATAGTCATTCTGACTGTAGAGGCTAAACCACTACCATTCACCGTGCATACAGTCTGATATGAATTAGTAAGAGTTACAGTGCTTCTCTTAACGATGCTATCAAGCTTAGTACCATCAGCAGCAACATCACGACCATCGACTGTTCCTGAAACTGCTACGTTTCCTGTAACAGATATTCCACTAGTATTTGTTGCGAGTCTTGCTACATTTGATGCATATAAAGTAACATTATGGTCTGCTGTTGAACCACTTGAATTTGTAATCTTGATACAATCAACTGATCCAGATAAGCCGCCACGAATATGCATTCCTCTGTATGTATTCCAATATATTCCATCGAATCCAGTACCAGCACCTCCTCTAGTAGTTGGACTAGTTCCATAATATGCATTCCAAAGAGCATGATTTGTATCTGTTGCTGATGAACCATTAAACCAGATTGTGCCATTATTGTCTTGTCTTCGTACTCTGAAGCTATTTCCGACAATACCACCTGTCATGGTTACTGTATTACTGGTACTTGCTCCTCTTGATACTACTGCGGATAATGTATCTGTTTCAGAAAATGATGTTAAGTAACCTGCACTTCCGTGGTCGCCCCAACCGTAAGCAGTATTCCAGTTAGTAGAGTTTCCGCCAGTGGCTGTTACTGTTCCTGTAACAGTAGCACCAGCAGAAGTTAGTTTTAATCGCTGACCCCCATTTGTAGTAAACGCTAACTCATGGTTAGCTGGACTATACATACCAGTGTTAATATCATTATTAAAACCATAAGCAGCCTTTGATGTAGCACCTATGCCTGTTTGAATTGTACCACCAAATCTATTAGCAACTACATCAGGTATATAAACGCCATAAGCAGTAGTAGGTAATGTTCCTGCATAGTTTCCATAATATAATGCTGCGGTATGTGTTGGAGCAGAGCCTGTGTTATTGTCATATTGAGATTCAAATACATAAGTAGTCCCATATATATCCCCACTACCTGATGCAAGTTCAACTTCACCGTATACACCTCTAGCTAAGTCTATATTCCCACTATCTGCAGTATTAGTAACTCTACTATAAGAGCCATATAGATTATTTACATCTGATGTAGCATTATCACTTTGAGCTATAATTTTAGCACCATATACATTGCTAACGTCTCCTGCACCACCATTATCTTCAGCTATAGCTTGAACACCAATAACTTCTGTAGTTTGTCCTGTACTTGGAGTTACTGTTGCATTAAAGTAACCACCCGTAACGACATCGGCATCCCCTGTAGAATCAAGATCAACATATACTCCGTATGCTCTATGCTCATTTGAAGTATCACCACCTGTAGCAGTAGAGTTGATGTCCATATATAAACCACCTTGCTCTCTATCCGCTGTAGTAGCAGTGCTACCTGAAAGAGTAGATACGATCTCTTGTGCAAAATAAAAATCATTATCAGGATTGGTTTGATTTGCCGCAATTCTTAAAGCACCATCTGCTTGATTGTCTACATCAATTAATACTGCACCACTGGCTCTTACGTTTCCGTTAACATCTAATTTATATGTGGGTAAATTTCTTCCTATACCAACGTTGCCATCTCCATGGATTCTCATTCTCTCGCCGGCTGACTGCTCAAATACTATTGGATTATTTACATTATAATAAATTTTTGCCTCACTA